ATAACTGTCGCCGTCCGTCATATCTATGTCGGCAGATTCTATAAACACATTGTCCATGGAACTGCTGTCATTATTAGCACCTTTTTCGTGTTCGTAAATATATTTAGTGTCGCTTGATTCACCCGCGGCCAGTGGCTTTTCATTAATACCAGAATTAAGCCAGGAGTATCTTTCTAAGGTTCCTATGCTCCAGGAGTTTTCTTCATAGTTATAAATTACATATCTGGAGATCTCATCCGTGTTATCTGTGTTAGATGGATAGAAAAACCATATTTCAGAAAACTCTTCGTTGAGGCCAGCAAAACATTTGAACGCCTGGCCAACATCTAAATCACCGAATACATAATCTTGCACCGAACAAGGCAGCTTTTTGACCGAGCCGTTATAAAAGTAAAAAGCATTTTTTGACATAAAGAAAACGCCGTTTGGGCCATTAGCAAATGCCTTGGGCCCAATGAGGCCAGCGCCTTCATTAATTAGGTTGACTGCAAAAGTAAGTGGTGGCCCGATAAACTGCATGCTGTATAAAGATGTGTCTGTCCAGATCAAAACCTCTTGCCTGGATTTAATGCCGCCGATAATTGTGGATCCACTTGATAAACGCAAAGAACCAGCAGAGTTGGTATTAAGTGGCTCAAACTCCAATTCGTTTTCTTGATCGCTAAATGCAATTAACATTGGATCTATGGCGCCAGTTCTTGAGCCGCCACTTAAAGGATCTGCGCCCAGGACAATTAAATGTCTGTCTGTTTCAGATGTAATAACTTGCAAAGCCTTGGTCGGCACTTTATTGGCGCCAGTGATACCAGATAGCTCTACGGCCCTTGTAGAAACGCCATTACTTTCAAGCCATCTGTAAATACCACCATTGCGTGGGTTAATAATTAAGTTCTCACCATAGTTGTCGTGCGTCCACAATCTAAGCTGGTTGACATCACTTAATGCTGTAGCAGCACCCCAGCCGCCTGCACCCCAGGTACCAACACCCCAACCGGTGCTATCAACGTATACATCTAGGCCAGAATTAATTTGATACACAGCATCGGTTGCAGATCCGCCGTTACCAGAGTCACTTGCGTTTGCTGTAATGATTGTGCCAGCAGTATTTTTAGCTGTTATTTCAAAAGTATTTGCACCTGTAACAAGATTAATTTGATATTCTTGATTTAAAACCGCCGCAGTAATTAAGCCGCCTAAAGATACTGCACTTGAAAAAGTAACAAAGTCACCATTGACAGCTCCATGTCCTGTTTCTGTAACCGTTATAGTTGAGGATCCATTGGTGGCCCCGAATGTAGTTGAATTTGTTGAGGATCTGCGAATCGGAGTAACATCATAATAAACGTTACCGTTTTCAATATAGTATTTGTTGGTTGTGCCTATGCCAAGATATTCAGTGCCGTCTAATGCAATCCAGGCATGCAAACCTCTGGGAGATCCAACAAGAGAGCTGGTTCTGTATTTTTCCCAGCCACCTATTTTTTCAACGCGGCCCTTTCTGAACCGAATAAAGTTACCGTCTACCCAACCACCTTCGTTTGAGTAGTCAGTCTCCTCTTTATTGATCCCTGGTTTAAAATTAACTTTGGTGAGTGGCATTTTTAAATTCTACCATAATAGAAATTTAATTAAGCCAATCTTATAATTGCACCTGTAGCTGTTGCGCCTGGGAAAACAATCGTAAAATCACCTGCGGTAGATGTCTTGTCGCCACCAAAATCAATAGCACAAACTGCTTTATCGCTGTTGGTGTCGTTATAAATCATGCACCCTCTAGCTGTCACAGTCGCATTGCTAAATGTTAAATCTGCAAAATCACAGATTGCAGTAGTTCCAGAGGCCACAGGAGTTACATTTGTCAAAGCGCTACCACCAGATGTGTAATTAGTCCCAGATGCTTGCCCGGTTGTGGTAAATGCTGTAGTGCCAGCACCCAAAGTTGCCGAAGACGTGTAGAGCGCTAATTTAAAAGAATTACCGCTGCTGTTAGTAAAGTTATGTGTTCCAACCAAAAGTTCTTGTTTGAAACTTGTGCATATTGCCGATGTAATTGCCATCTTATAGCTCCTTAATAATATCAGCCATGTCACTGTGACCTTGTTTTTTTAACAAATTTATTAGAGTTGTATTCTTAGACTCTATTGCATTTTTTATAGTATACAAGATTACATCATAAACTTGTTTTTGGAAAGCGAGAGCCTGCTGTTTTACATGCTCTGGTGCATTGTCTGAAATGTCGCAAATTTTCTTGGTTGCTTGTGCGGCCCAAAATTCTGGTGGGTGGCCACCATTCTCTGTGGCATGCACTGAAATTTGTCCTAGTTCAAATAGTCCGTCAACGTTCATCCTTTGTATGGCTCTGGTGGAGCTACATCCTCATTTATTTTTAAACCTTGCTTTTCTAACTCTTTATTTATTTCATCGTAAGGACCAATAATAAACTTGCCTTCATGGGGTATTGCAACCAATGGTTTTTCTAGTCTATGAAAACCATAAAGTTTTTCTGTTGCTGGTACGTTTGAGTCCAGGACAGTAGATCTGCCACTCATACCTACCAATATGTCGTTTTCCATGCACTTGCTTATCCAGAACTCAACACACGCTCGGCCCGCCTCGGCAAAGTGCATGTTTTCTTTGTATGAAAAATCTATACCAAATAGATCTATTCTGCCAACCTTGCTCCACAAAGCGTAAGCTATTGCATAAGCAACCGTGTTATTTAAGTAAGCGCATTTGGTAGCATTGCAAACCTCGTTAATTGGAAACATAACGGGGTTCTTTACTCTGTCGTCAAGCTCGCAGGTAAAAACCGGTACATCTGTGTTGCTAAGTAAACTTGTCATTACATTGGTTTGTAAACCAGCATCGGTACTATCAAAAAATCGGCTTGCTGGATCTAGCATAAATATTTTATCGCACGGGTAAGTTGCCCCGGCAGAGTTGATGCACCAGACCTCATCCCATTCGCGGCCATTTTGCAGGCCAATAGCAAAATCAACCTGGCTAATTCCAAGGCCAACAATTGCAATTTTTTTGCCTTCTAGGGATTGTTGGGGTATGTTTTGAGTTTCTTCTTTTGTTAATTCGATCACTAATTTACGCCGGTGCGTAATAAATCGTATCTATATTCGTCTCGTGTGCCACGACCTTCTGATAGAGTTTTCATTCTAGCTACCGCCTCCTTAAAGCGTCCCTCAAACTGGGCAACGACATCTAGCGGTTCCTTTAAGAAAACTGCGCCTTCTACTAACGTGCCGTACAACAATGCGTCTGGATAATCCGTAGACAAAAATGTTGTACCGCTGTCACTACCACTCGTTAAAGAGACTGGTTTATATAAATAATGTAATTCTACCGTATAGTCTGCGTCTGGTACAGGTGCTACCTCAAACGCTGTGTCATCAAACAAAGTATAATATTTTGGTTGGCCCCTGGTCGTGCTGGTAGGAGCATATTCTTTTACAAAAGATGAATGTTTAAAATCTAAATAGTCGTAAGTATCACTGCTTATAACCGCAAGACTAAACGGTGCATAAAAATCTGTCGGCGTGGCCAAAAACCTATTATTAGTGGAAAGAGATCCCTGGACATTTTTTCTTTGTTTCGGCAGCTGAACAAGTTTAAATATTCTGTTTTCAGCCTCCTGGATAAAAGTTGGCAGCTGATTGGTAAAGGTCGTTTCAGAAACTTGCAGATAATCCTGGACCGCTGTTTTTAATGTTGAATATGTAAAACTCATGTTGTTGTTACCGTAACTGATCCTATATTAGCACTTATATTAAAAGTTGTAATCTGAGATCCTAGTTTTCCGTCACCTACGTTTGTGTAAACCACAAAAAAATTATTGTCAGTAGTTTTTTCTGGCCTTGCGTTTTTAATTGCCTGCGGATCTAATGGTACAGGCCTTGGCATTAGTTGTGGGTGTTTTGGGTCAAACTGATCTGGGCCCACCAAGAGTCCATCCCAAGTTTTTTTCATGTCCTTTAACTTATAGCGAAACCCTGTGATGTCACAGATTCCGTATGCACGTTTACCAGATGCAAATGCCATTATGCGTTGTTATAGCTCCGAATGTCCGGAGATATTCTGAATGACGCCCTATCCTCGTCTGTAGACAAGGCCCTGGTAAACTCTTCTTCATACAATCCTTTCAGCATAGCTGTTCTTTCTGGAGCTCTTTTAAGAGATATATAATATGCCAGGCCTGCTGCCAGGCAAGGGTAAAATCTAAAAGGCATGTCTAAAGTATTAGTTGCCGTATCTGCGTCATCCATCCTAGTTAAAACATTCATGTAAACGGTGTAAGTGCTTGATTTATCTGGAGCAGGCCAAACCGTAATAGTTGGCGATAACTGCTTATTGATAAAAAATTGATTTGGTTTGCCTGTTGTTGATTTAGTAACAATGTGGGAATACTCAGCTCTACTTAACCTGGTCATAGGCAGATCTGTTGACTCAGAGCCTACTGTCTCTCTGATAAATACATCTAATACGTCTATCGGTGCAGTGCTATTAGTGCTATCAACGTTGTAAGATGTGGTGTCTTTTACCATATCCACTGTTTTTTGTGCGATGGTCCACTGATTTAAACCTCTGTTGGCCCATTCAGCCAACATAAGGTTTAGACTTCTGTTTGCCGTTTTAAGATCGTAGCCAGTTCTTAGCTCTAAGCCGCAACGCTCAAAAGCCTCTTCTATGTATTCTGCTACATCTGGTTCAAAATTTTTACTGTTCGATGTCGCCATCTTCTTCTCCCGGAGCGTATAGATTATTAAACGTTATGTTTGGATCCATATAGCTCTCATGTTGTTCCGCTGAATGTGTCCATTGCGAGGGCATAAAATCCGGTGCTCCTTCGCCTACACGCCACAAAGCAGGGTTTGTTGCTCTTACTCTATTATTAGGTAATGCTACAAAATTTCCAGTGTACTCACCAGCGTCCGTTAAATATAACACATGTGATTGTTTATGTTGAGCCGGATCGTCTGCTATTGAATTTTCTGTGTAATCTACAGTAAACAAATATTTGCCTGTGTAAAACTCGCCACCTATTTTGCAGATCCACGGAGACGAACTTACACGATCCATGGTTATAACCGAATGATGATGACTTAGACAGTCCCAGGGTTGGGCCAAATGATCTTCCATAGGCTCTGGCCAGTCTTCTAAAGGTATGTCTGCTACCAAAGCCTCTATTGGCATCCGGGCCCACATAGCACCGCCATGTACATTTGGCTCATCTTCCATGTCATCTATTTCACAGCCAGTAAAAACCACCTGGAATGAAAGAGATCTATCTGGAATTGTATTGACCGCAATAACCAGAGCGTGCAAATACTCGCCATGGTAATTGGAATGATTAGCTGTAAACTCTTTTCTTACCCAACATTTAAACTGCGGGATATTTGATATTAAATACGCCACTATATTTAATTATTATATTGTTACAGCTTATCTCTAACAGATTTTGGTATATTACTAAAACCTGGATTTGCTTTCATTTCAGATTTTAAAGCAGCTCCACCTTTTGACATATACTTAGTGCCTTTCATTGCACCACCTTTGGCCATATATTTAGTGCCCTTCATAGATCCACCTTTGGCCATATATTTAGTGCCCTTCATAGCGCCGCCTTTTTTCATGTATTTAGTGCCTTTCATTGCACCGCCTTTTTTCATGTATTTAGTACCTTTCATTATTACTCCTATGATCTACCGAATAAACCCATATTCGACTTGTTTGAAATTATACCGCCTTTTGCGGCAAAAGTTTTAACGTTTGTAGGCTTGCCACCTACCCCTTGTTTCTTTGCTCTTTTTCTGCTGACCGCAGATTTAATTTGTGATTTGCTCATCCTTGCAGCTTTTGCAGCCGGCACACATTTTGGGTATTTTCTTTTGGCGTCTGCTTTTTGTTTAGATCTCCCACACTTTGCATAGCCACCGCCTTTTTTCTTGGATCCTATGTCAACCCAATCTTCTTTAAACCACTTAGTCAATCCGCCTTTTGGTTTAGATCCTTTGCTTACAGATTTGCCAATGCTACTTCTGCTTATGGCCATAATTTTAACTTCTAGGAACTTTTGTAGGTTTGCGCTTGCTGTTCATAATTGCGCCACAACCTCTAGCCTGGAGCTCCACACTGCCGCCGTTTTTCATAAATCCCATTTTATTACGAACCTTGGTTGGTAGTTTACCTAAGCCTTTATTGCCAGCTGGCACAGGTCTTAAATCTTTTTTACTCACTTCGCCTCCCGCTGCTTTTTTTGCGCCTTTATAACCGCCGCCGCGTTTTTTATAAGTTTTTACCAACCAAGCATTAGCGTAAGCAGACGGATAAACGTCAAACTTACGTTTAGCCTCAGACTTTACTCTTGAATATAAGCTAGGGTTAGTTACGTTACTTGGGGTTTTAGATTTAGCACTTCCGCCCTTACCAAACTTAATACCTTGTAATGTTTTTGCTTGTTGAGCGTGGAGTTTGCTTGCTTTTTTTAGACCTTTGATAACCTTTTTTACTTTTTGTTTTGCCATTAGCACTTCCACCTTCTTCTTGCTTGCCTAATTCTGGAATTAGGATCATTTCTAGTTTTAGCAGAGCTTTTCTTTAACTGCCCAAGAGATCTTGC